CAGCTTTTCTTGGGGTGCTTCCCTTAGCAGCACTTACTATTGTTGGAGGCAATCCAAATACGTTGGCAATAGGTCTCGATACTCTTTCTATTTCTGGGTTTATATTTGCTCCTTCCCCACCCAAACTTTGCATATACTTTGTAGTTGCCGAAAGTAATGTCCCTCCAGCAGCCATCATTGGTAACGACATCACATCAACCATTGATTGAGTTAATTTAGATCCTTCAGTAGTTCCTCCTCCAGCATTACCAACAATATTTTGGGTAGTATTAAATCCAAACTTAGATGATATGGGAGCAGAATTTACTGTGCTATTCCCCATTTCATACTTGGGATAATTATTAACGATCTTACTAGTACCCATTTCATACTTGGGCATTGATTCAATACTTTTTGGAGTGGTAATAGGCTGTTGTGGTTTAGGTCTAACCTTCCCATCAATAGCACTAGGTTCTCCTTGTGTATAATTATTATCTAATGGAATGACCATTTCGTTGCCATGAAGTTTGGCAAGATACCCACTGTCAGGACCAGAAATAATACCGCCAGTTTCTGCTTGTGGTATGTCATTCTGCTCGTAAGCAGACATTTGCTGGAACTCCATGTCCTGAGCAGAAGTTGCTGCTATTTTACTCTCATCTTCTTTAGTAGTGAGGTCATCAAAATTAACTATACTAGCAGCATCTTTTTGTCTTTCTAATTTATTTTCAGCAGATTTTGCTTCAATTTTATCTACAGATTGTTTTTGGTATTGAGTTTGATTAGATAAAACATCAACAATTTTTTGTAATTTATCTTCTAAAGAATCGTTACTTGTCTTAAGCTGCTGGTGCATCATGCCTTGTAAGACAGATGAATGAACCATCTGATCAGCAATTACTTTATTTTTTTCTGATATAGATTCAGCAACCCTTTCAATTGAATCAGTGATGGCAGAAAGAGAATTCAGAATATCTTCTTTACTTACACGATTACTTCTGGAAGTTGCTTTTTGTATTTTCTTTCTTGCTCCTGGCTTAACCCAATGACTTTGTGGTCTAGCCATCGGATCATCTACAAATCCTTCATATAATGGTTTAAATTTATCTCTAAATGTTTTTGGCTTATCACCAGATTTAAACATATCAAAGATCGCTTGTGATCTTTCAAACTTGTTTAGTTTATTCCTACCTGATTTGCCAGTGGCAGCAGATTTAAATAAGTCAGCACGAGATTTCCAAGTTTGTAACTGTGCTTGTTTCTTAGCTTTAAATTCCCCGCCAAACTTCCATCTTAATGCTTTCTTGAAAAAATATCCTCGTCGTATTCCAGATTCTTCTAGTGAGGTTTGATATTTTTCTGCTACTGATTCAGCGTATTCCCTTTCTTGCTCAGCAAGTTTTCTTGCCTCAAGCACCTTACTAATAACAGCACCAATGTGATTAGTATCTTTTCGAGTATCTGTAAAACCCTGTGTGCCTGCCGACATTTATACTATTCTCCTATCACAGTATTTATTTCTCATCAGGCGTTTAATCTTTGTAACATCAAACTTTTTAATAACTCAGAAGAACTAACTCCACCCATTTGAATAATTTCTGTTCCTCCGGAAGAAGGCATTGCTGGCATTGGCGAAGATTGATTATTAATTAATACCGTATTGCTTTCAGATTCTTGTTCGTATCTAGATAAACTAGCAATTTGACTACCTTGATCCAATGACGCCTTAGGGAGCCACGTATCTCCCATTCCTCTTCCTGGCTTCGGTGTTCCTGGACTAAATGGCTTATCTTTAACTTCATTATATTGCCTTTCTATTTCTTGCATCCATCTCGGAGTTTTAGGAACTCCTGCTCCATACGTAGCAGCAACCATGCCGTCCATGCTTCCATCGGATTCTAATGTTTGTGCTACTAATTTCTCAGCAATTGTAGAAGTAGAAGATACTTGCTGAGGAGTTGCCATAGAAGATGGTGGAGATGACGGTGGAGTTTTGTCAGAAACTTCAGTTCCGCTATGGTTTTCAATTTCAGCTGGATTTTTAGGTGCTTTCACAGAAAGCCCAGGAACTTTTCCTGCCGCTATATCACTCATCTTTAAAGATCCTCTCACAATTGGTTCTGGATCAACATGTCGCCCATTCACAATAACTTCAAAGTGTAGGTGTGGTACAGAACTAATATCATCCATTGCTGTAATTTTAGCAATTTGTTGTCCAGCTTTAACTTGATCGCCAACTTTTACAGATGGATGTACGTGTAGATAGCGAGTTTCCATACCATTAGAATGTTTCACATATATTCCTTTGCTCCACCCACCTCCAGGTAGTTTGCCAACATCAATTATACCAGTGACAGTTCCTGGCAAAGCAGATACAACTTTCATTCCAGGAGGACCAACAAGATCCCTACCTTTATGTTTTCTCTTTCCTCCATCTCTAGAAGCACCAAACTTAGCACCAGGATAATCTTCCATAACCCCACCTTCCATTGGGTTTACTATATTTCCTTCCAAATCTCCATCAATTCCTGTGCCATCATAATCTTCTGGGGGCAACAAAGGGTTTCTGTTATTAATATTCTTTAGTATACTGAGGAATTTTTCATCTGGATCTATCATCTTTAATAATTTTTCAGCAAAATTATCTTCATCTGTTGTTTCTAATAATTGTTTTTCTTGACCAGAGAATTCTTCTTGATCACCACCTGTTCTTTTTTCCCTAACTTTTTTCAATTCATTATCTATCTTAGGCAAAGTACCACCAACATTGGTTTGAGCTAAAGTAGCAGGAACATCATATTGTCTCGCCATTTGTGTTGATACACCTCTCAATGAAGGTGCTATGGGAGCAGCTACAGCACCAGCAGAATTAATATACTCTGTGGTCGAAGCAATCATTATGCCACCAAGAGTATTCAATGGTGACATATCAATAGCATCACGATTAATAATTGCTTCAGTACCATGAAGTATTGCCGTTCCTGGTTTAGTTAATCCACCAGTTTCATACTGACTATCAATTTGATCTGCTCCAGTAAGCTTATCGGCAGCATCGGAAGCGGCATTTCCAGCAAAAAATCCACCAACAAGCCCAAGAATTCCACCAATGGCAGAGCCTATAGCAGCTCCAGGAGCAGCTCCAATACCAAAGAAAGGTAATCCTAAAGCAGCACCTATCGCTGCCCCTGTAGCAGCTCCAGCAGCACCCCCAGCGGCAGCTCCACCTAGGCCAGCACCAACACCAGCCAATGCTTGAACATCGGATTGTCCGGCAGCCTTTCTATCAGAATATTCCCAAGCAGCAAATGCTTGTCTTACTCCAGGAAGTCTTGTTCCAACAGATTTTACTGATCTCAAATTACCAACAGCTTTACCTGCTCGCTTAGGCAACATTTGGGTAACTCTATTAGCAGCAGAAGTTTTTAATTTGTCAGGAACCCTTTGAAGTTTTCTTGCTTTAGTCCTTAAGGATCTTAATTTTTTTGGAGTTTTTCTATATAATTTTCTGAGAAGTTTTCTTCTATAATATAATCCAATTTTAGATTGCCTTTTTGATTTACCACCACCTTGTGTAAGATCTTGAAAGTCAGAAGACCCAGCAGCATCACGCTGTGCTTCTAATTTAGATTCATTCGCCTTTCTTTTTTCTGCTTCATCAAGTTCTTCAGAATGTTGTAACTGTCTTTCAAAATGTTCCAATATCAAATCAAATTTAGATGCCAAAAGATCTGTCTGATTACTTATTAAATCACCGACAGCAAGTTGTGTATCAATGTTTGCTCTTATTAATGTATTCTGTTCTTCTAAATTACGATTTACAATGTTTAATGTTTCTTGTATTCTTCCAAAGTTTACGGTAATAGAATCCAGAATTTTTTTGTTGCTAGCGTAAGAAGATTCTTTCTTAGGTTTGTTTATTGTGTCAGTTAATTTTTCAGTAATACTTTTTGTTTCGTCTTCATCCCCATCCAATATGGCTTGTATGTCTACATCAGCATCAGCCATAGGATCTTCTTCATCCTCGGCAGCATCGATGATTTCTTCCTCAATGTTTTCTGCTATTTTTTTATCAGAAATTTCTTCATCATTTCTAACATCATTTAAAAGATCATCTAAATCTTCGAAATCATCTTCTGTTTCTTCATACTCCTCCTCATCATCTTCCAGTACAAAATCTTGATCGACAGCATCAATATAAACATATGGATACTCTTCTTCCACACCAGGAAGAGAAATAGTTTCTCGAATTTGATCTAATACTTTCTCACGGTGGTCATGTATTTGTTCAAACGTTAAGCCTAAACTTTTTAACCAATCAAGAACTTCTCTTTGCTTTGCTCCTTTTGGTAATGGAGATTTGCCAGCAAAGTATACGGCATGATCAATATCATTTTCAAATTCTGGTTGCCATCTACCAGCAGTTCCCTGTATATAATGAGCTGGAGGAATTTTTATTGTAAGTTCTTGAGAAACTCTTTCTGGTGTATTAAGTTTCTCAATTTTTTTCTTTAATTCTTCTTCTTGTTTTCTTTTAAACTCTTCAAATTTTTCCTGATCTTGTCTAAGAATCTCATCAATAGAATCCATGATCTCGTCAGATGTTTTTTCTAAAGCATCTTCAAGATCAGTTTCTATTTTTACAGCAAATTCTTTACCGTCATCAACAAATTTATCTGCTGGAGTGTATACAGTTGTATCTATAAATTCTTCTGTGCCAGCAGAGATTTTATAAAACTCTTTTAATTTTCTTCTTATTGATAAAATACCTGGGGTCTCTCTACCAACAATTAAATCACTATCAATACCATCATAATAATCTGGTAGTTGTGATGGCACCAACCAATTTTCAGACTCGGCAATTAGCTTCTTAGCTTTTTCTATGCCCTCAGTTGTGTGAGGAAAAACACCATAGGCAATAAGAGTTCCAACAGCAATTTCAGTATTGTCCCTGCCGTTTTTTATTATTGGTTTTATCGCCTTCTCGGGTATCATTGATTAGCTGCTCTCTTTGCTTCCTCTTCCTTAAGATGTTGAATTAACAAAGATGTATACACTTCTCTTTCCCAAGGAATAAGATTTTCTACTTCTGCTAAAGAGTATTTATGATACTGAATCAAAGCAAAATTAGTTCTAAAGTACCCCTCCAGGCTATTCTGGAAGAGTGCTATACGAAAAAATTCTGTAGTCCCTCAATTGTATATTCGGATTCTTCGCCAGTGTTTGGATTAATTACTTTGAATTTATGAATTAGCCTAGGCATAGTTTCATAGAATTTTTGTAATGGTTCAAATTGTTTAGCAGTAAGACCTTCTATAAACTCTCTCATTTCTTTTTTAGAAGTTGTAGAAGAATCCCAAACCTCCTCACTGTTAAAAATTTGATCCACAGAATCGGCAATAAAATTAATTACTTCATCAGTTTTAATATCTTTATTCAAAAATTCAGAATCAATAAATCTATCCATGCCAGGATAATTCAAAACAATGCCTGTGATATCATCAAGCATAATTTTATTAGTGTGACCTTCAGGTTTAAACACATTAACTTCATTCAAATTAATGGTTACTTCAACTTGAGTCTTATTGTCATCTTGACAAGTGACAATCATACTAATTTCTTCTCCAACCGAAGCAGCACGAATTCTTAAAAAGATATATTCCAAATCAAAGCTAGGCAAGTCATCAACTTTAATCCTAGTTTGAACACAATTTTTAATCAGATCTTTGACGGCATTTTTAATCTCTTTTTCATCTTCAGATTCTAATGCCAGTAGTAAAACTTTTTCTTCCTTTACTACAAAAGGTCTGTACTTAATTGTTTTGCCTGTGGATGGCAACTCTAATTCGTAAGTAGGAATTCCAATTTTTGGTAATGCCATAAAGCTTTATTTCAATTCGTGTAATTATTTATCCTCTATAATTACGGATGTCATAGTTGTAATATGTGTGGCGAGTGTAATAAAAGCTAGCACTCACTCTTGTTATTTGTGATGATCCATAAGACATAGGAACAGCATCTATGGAATATGGATATACATTTTCAAGCACACAAACTAAAGAAACTCTTTCGTTTGGAGCATTAGCTCCTCGTTCTGCTTTTGATATTCTTAACGTAGTTTGATATTGATCAGGATATCTAAGGCGATTTGTTCTGTTAATTAGTTTTGTTTTGGCGTCATTTGCTTTAGCATCTCTCAAAAATCTATCGGTTCCAACTCGATTTTCAATTTTATCTTGCCCAAAAATATACTCGTGCCAGGCGTTTAAAAATTTAAATGGGATCATGTTAGCATCACACATCCACGAAAGATTGAAGTCACTTACTATTCTAGTATGAGGATAATTAATAGTACCTTCTCCCAAATACCTTCCAGTAATTTGCCCAGTAGCAGCGGAAATATTCGGTAGTTGTGCTTCGTCACAAAACAAATTAATTAATGCTCCGGCTTCCCCACTATCACTTTTAGCAGGCAAATCTACTCCAATAGTTTTTATATATTTTTCTAGATCAACTTTTCCACGAAAATCAAATTCAACATCATAGCCATTCGACATTGCCATGCCGCCATTCTTAGCTATGGCTGATATGAAGTTGTCTATTGATCCTTTTGCCACTCTAAATATAGTCGGAGGGATATATTTATTTATGGCTTATTCTGGAATCTACAAACCAAAGAATCCAAAAAAATATAAAGGAAACCCTACAAGAATTATTTACCGTTCTATGTGGGAGCGGAAGTTCATGGTGTTTTGTGATGGCAACGATAGTATTGTGGAGTGGGGAAGTGAAGAAGTAATTATTCCCTATCGTTGTCCAACTGATGGCAGAGTCCATAGATACTTTCCAGACTTCTACATCAAAGTTAAAAGTAAAGAAGGAAATATTAATAAGTATTTGATAGAAGTTAAACCAAAGAAACAAGTTGCTGGTCCAGTTGAAAAACCAAAAAGAAAAACTGCTGCTTGGAAAAGAGAAGTCCTAACCTACATGAAGAACCGTGCCAAGTGGGCAGCAGCAGAAGACTTCTGTGAAGATAGACAGATGAAATTTTTAATTCTCACAGAAGATCATCTAGGAGTATAACATGGCATCAAAGAATAATTTAAAACCAAAATCATATGCTAAAGATGCCATTGATAGATGGTCTTATTTAAGTGGTCATGAGTTACCATCCTTAAGTGATTACACTCGTGATCAAATCCGTGCTCTTGCTTCTAAGTATGGCATAAAACGTTACTCTTCATACAAAGATATGACAGAGTTAGCACAAGCGGTAAGTGAAACTGAGGGATTTAAACAAGCAGGAAAAAAACAAAGACGATTAACGATATTCGAAAAAATAAAAGAAGAAACTGAGGGAGAAGCAAAAAATTTACTATGGTACAAAGCAAAACTTAAAACGTTAAGTGCTAGTATTCAAACAGAACCCTCTCGTATGAATGAGCAGGAAAAATTTGATTCAATCGGAGCGTTAGTTAACCAAGATCAGAATGTAAATCGTCGTAAATTATTTCCTGGTCATTTATGTTTTTTTGAATACAAAGCAGAGACACCAGACCTTCCGTACTATGATAAGTATCCTTTATTATATGTAATGAAAGTATCTGGGGGTGAATTTTGGGGAGCTAATTTACATTATCTAGAACCAAAGAAAAGATTAATTGTTGTCAATAAATTAGAGAAAGGACAAATAGATATTCCCAAAGTAATCATTCATAAATATCTTTATAAAAGATGTAAAAGTTTGTTCTTAGATTTAGCGAAAGAAGAATGGGTGTCTGCTTCTGCTCTTCCTGTAGAAGATTTCGTGCTAATGAAAGGTGGTGGAAAAATTGAATACCCGAAGGAATATGTTTGGGAAGAAATTAACCAACGCTGGAATGATCGTATCAAAGGCACAAGAATCATAAAAGGAACTAACAGGAAAGACATAGAGAGGGTCAAATAATGTCAGACGCCGCCAACCGAAGAGCACAACAAAACCGAGAAAGAGCAAGAGCAAGCCAAACAAAAGCTTCATCAACAAACAGTGATGTGAAGCCAGGAGCTATCACCACTGGTCGAGCTGGTTCTCAGGAAGCAGCCGAAAATAAAGATCCTACAAAAGAAGAAACAATAAAATTAAACATACAACTACCAAATAATCGAAGCAGTTCAGTAAGATATCCTTCCGACCCAGCGGCAATTGAAGCAGATAGTGACTATGTATTGTTTAGTTTTTATAGCTATGCTCCGCCTTTTGGAGGAGGAAGAGATACTCCGAACAGAGCAGATGCAAATTCAGCATCAAAATCTTCCAGTAACCCATGGGGATATTCTAACTACCAAGATTCCAGTGATAGATCATATAAAAATCCTTCTGGTTTAAAATCAGTTATTCTTTATATGCCAGAAGATATTCAAACTCAATTTGGTGCTGGATGGAATGGTGCTGGGTTTGGAGCAGCGGCTGCAGGAATGTTGGGAGTAACAGGTTCAGTTAACAACCAAAAAGATTTCGGAGCATTAGTTCAAGCTTTTGGAAGTTCAATACCAGGAGCAGTAAAAGCAGCTACATTCAATACTATGTTATCTGGAATAAACGCTGTGGCTGGAGCAAATATTAATTTAAATCAAGCCTTAGGAACAGTTACAGGAACAATACTCAACCCTAACGTAGAACTTGCTTACGAAGCACCCAAACTAAGAAACTTTAGTTTGAAATTTAAACTGGTTCCTCGGACAGGAAAAGAAGCTCAAGATATAAAACAAATTTGCAATATATTTAAAAAAGCAATGCTCCCTAAATTTGGAGGTCAAGCAATTTTTGGTGCTTCTCAAGAAACAGCAAATCTAATAACGATTCCAGATCTTTGCCAAGTTCTTTTTATGAAAGGGTCTGGCATTCATCCGTTCCTACCAAAATATAAACTATGTGGTATTACTGATGTCAGCATTAATTATACTGCTGCTGGAGCATATGCCACGATGGGCGACGGTTCGCCAGTGGCAACAGAATTAACCATATCATTTCTAGAATCAAAGTTAGTATTTGCTGGCGAAGTAGATACAGAAACAGGAGAGGGTATCTAAAATGTATTTCTCATTCATTCCTAATATCGAGTACGATAAAAAACCAATTCAGTATCCATTCTCCGAATCTGATTTTGTTGTAGCTAAAAATTTCTTCAGAAGATATCAGGTTAACCCAGATGTATTTTCTTATGCCGTATACTTTAAAAAGTATTCTATAGAAGAAGGAGAGCGTTTAGATACTATAGCAGAAAAAGCATATGGAAATCCTTTCTTTGATTGGGTTATTGCTTTGACAAACAACATGATAAATCCGTTATTTGATTTACCATTAAGTCAGAATGATCTAAGGAAATTTTTAGAATCTACATACGACGATCCTTATTCGACAATAAAACATTATAAAGTTATCGATGATAAAGAACAAATACAAATGTTTGGTCAAGTAATATTAAAAGGTGGCACAATTGTAGATGAAAATTTTTATAACTCAGAGGAGACATTTGTTATCGATACGTTACCACAAACAGAACCTACGGTAGAAACAATACCAATATCTAAAATTATAGATACAAGAATTTCAGGAAACATTTTAGATTTTAATGGTACTTACATTGCTACAAATGGAACTGGAACTGGTTCTAGTGGTGGTTTTGGTATTGGCAATCATCTAAAATTTGGTGAGATTAAAAGTGGCGAAAGATGGGCAACATTAAAACCAATTGATGCTACAAATTTGAATACAATAACTGGATTAGTAATTCGTGGAAACGATCTTAATGGTGGTGAAACACCAGACATTGCTGGTCAAGAAGAACTAAGAATACAATATCAAGTCGGTTCTACTAACCCATCTGGTTGGATTAATATGGGTATTATTGTACCAACAACAGACGATGGAGCCGGAAATGCTGGAGATGAATTGAATCTATACTCGGTTAATATACCTCAAGGAGCCAAGCAAAATAATACTTACTTTAGATTATATCAAGCAAATAGCAGTGGTCCAGGAAACGATCATTATGGAATACGTAGTATAGAATTTATTGGTTCATACCAAAAAACCACTCCATTAGATTATGAAGTGGTAGAATTAAGCCCAACGTCGTATTTAATTGATGGTGTTTACTGGAAGTACGATGACGAAAATTGGAAAAGAAAAACCGGAAATGGAATCAAATATTTTAATGGCACTACTACAGTAGAAATAAATGGGGTTCAAATATGTAGACCAGTATATGTATTTGAATACGAAGAAGAACAGAATGAAAAAAAGAGAGAAATTTATTTACTCAAACCAACATACTTGGATGCCTTTTTATCTGATTTTAGAAAAACAAATCTTTATGGTAAGTCAAGTGACTTCATTAATAATAGATTAAAGAAGACTGGAGTATAAAAAAAGGGGGCTTACGCCCCCTTTACTTTTATCAATCTTCTTCAGCAAGACGAGCGAAGTAGCTCAGAGCATCATCGTCATCGTCTGACTTGAACGAAGGAAGATCAACATCACGTTGCCGAGTTGAAGCAGCAACAGGAGCAGGATCTTGCTCTTCTTCTTGTTGAGCCTGACGAGTAGCAGGAGCAGCACCAAGAACACTATTCATTCGAGTCTCAAGATCTTCATAAGATTTGAACTCACTAGGAGCAACAAATGCTTCCAACGAATATGCTTGTTTCCAGATGGCTTCCATTTCATCATCATCAGAACTGAGCACTGCTGGCGAAGAAAACTCAGAAGCATCGTAGTTCCAGTAACCACCAACAGTCTTGATTTTAATCTTGAAGTTGGCTCCTTCCCAGAAGTCAAAGACGTTCACAGGAGTTTCATCTTGGAACTCAGGTTGCATGGCAGCAAGAATCTTATCATGAATCTTCTTACCATACTTAAACAAGAACACCTTACCATTGTTGTCAGGATTCTTGGGATCATTCACAACATAGATGTTGCTATAGTAAGACAGTTTACGCTTACGATCACGAGCAACTGCTTTGTCAGATTCATGACCACTGTTCCACAGTTTAGTATTGCCAGCACAAACGGGACATTTATCACCGTTTGTTGTGGGGCAGTTATCAATCAACCATCCACCAGTGCCTTTGAAGGCATGAGTATAAAGTTTAGCCCACGGCACTGACTCCCCTTCAGGAGCAGGCAGAAAACGAATAACGGCATAGCCGTTACCAGAAGCGTCAAGTTCGGGCTTCCAGAGCCTCTCGTCGGCACCTGATTGAGTGCTGGACTTTTCAAGTTCCTTCTGAAGAAACTCAAAATTGCTCTGGGACTTACGCTTAAGATCAGCAAAAGACATACGGATTTCCTTGGATAATTGGATTTGGCTTGTGTGACGCTGTATCACCTAGACATCATAGCACAGGTTCAGGGTGGCGTCAATCCTCCTGAACCTCTAGTTGTTCTTTCATGACACGGACTTTTTCCAGAAGGTCATCGAACATAGAACCCATGCTTTGATTTGGGGTGGCACCAAGCATTACAGCAGCCTGCTTCATACTCTCCGCCATCTCCATTGCTTCTGGATCATCACTCAAACAAATTCTAGCATGAAAAATTTTCTGTTTTTCAATCAGTTGTTCCATCACTTCAAAATATTGAAGTTTCTTTTCTTTGTTTAAGACAGCAAAGGCAACCATCGATCTCATACAGAACTGTTGAAGTTCTGCCATTTCTTGAAGGTCCCCCCTCACCATTTCAGATTTAAAAAAGTTTCCCATAATTAAACAAGCATAAGTTTTGCTTTCGATGTTTTTTTCATAAAGTTTAATTTCTGAGCATCAAACTTTAGTTTTTCTTTAAGTGGTTTTGAAATCAGTTTAGGTACTGATTCAATTTCAATTTCATTTTTTTCACAATAGTGAACAATAGCATCAATATAATTCATTGAGTTTTCGTGAGCTATCTTTTCCACTTCCTGCGAAAATCTCGCAGCTGTCATAAATTTATCCTCCAATGTTTCTTTCATATTTTTGTTCGTACTCGTGGATATACTGTTGTAACTTAATAAAATATTCTTTTCTCGGGGGCTGGATAACCACTTGAGTATCACCGCTTTCACAAGCAATAATAGTAACAAGTTGTTCTACTTTAATACCATAAAGTTCTTGAAGCATACAAGCATATGCTATTTCTTGAACGTAATAATCGTAGAGATACTCTTCTTTCTTTTCTTCTGCCGACGTTTTAAAGTCAATGATAGAAAGTTTACCATTATATTCAGCAATACAATCTACACGACCGGCGATTCCTAAAAAGTCAGAATATAATCCAGCTTCTTGTAAGTATATGTTATTTATGTTGTCCAGAATTTTCCGTGAGGAATTGAACATAATCCAAACCAAAGGATATTCTTTATAAAGATTTGGATTATGTTCATTATTAAAATAGTTCTCTACTAATTTGTGGTAACGATTACCACGAGTGGCGGCACGACTAGAGATTTGTTGAGCTTTTTCTTTCCCAACTCTTTCTCTCCACCTAGCAAGTCCCTTTTGCTTTTCAAGATTGTTACTAATCACGGTGGTTACTGATTTATGTTTATTTCCAGTAGGGGTATTGTAATATCTCCTACCTTCAATCATAACAGTATTCATTTCAATTGGTTCAATCAGACCAACATGATTAAAAATTTTCATTAGAGACCTAGATTAATTTTAGCAATTAGATAAGACTTGATAAGACCAGAACGAACAATGTCATCAACACCGTACTCAATTAAAGAGAACTCTTTCATCTGCTGAAGAATACGTTGGAAATCAATAATGCCAGAACGTTCATTACTACGTTGTAGATCAGATTGTCTAGCATCACCACAGAATAGGATCTTAGTATCTTCACCAACACGAGTGATGATAGAATCCAGTTCGTGGAAGTTCAGGTTTTGGCATTCATCCACGATAACAATAGCTTTATCAAGCGTAGTGCCACGAAGGAATGAGGTAGACCAAAAACTAACAGTTTCCTGTGCCTTTAGATTTTCGTAGAGCATATCAAACGCTCCATCATTAGGCATTTCAAACATATACTTTACCATATTCTTATAAGGAATCTGATAAAGCGATGCTTTGTCTTCATGTGTACCAGGAAGGAAACCAATTTCTCTAGTGGCGACTAGTGAACGTACCACATATACTTTTTCGTATGGGGTGTTTTCATCTAGAACATCACGAAGAGCAAGGTACAAAGCTAAGAATGTTTTACCAGTTCCAGCAGCACCATAGGCAAAGATGTTTTGACCTTTGCCATACTCTTCAAACATAATACGCTGATTATCTGTAAGAGGTTCTACATTCAAAAGATAATCAGAACTAATTGGCTTCTTCCTTTTCATTTGCTTAGTGCTCATACCAGCAATGTCAGGGGTGTTTCTTTTTCTTGCTCGGGGCATAATTGTTTATTGTAAAATTACCAGTTGACACGGGAACCAGGAGCTTTCGCTACCTTGTTCTTCATAATATCAGCCCATCCAGGATGGGTTTTGTTCATTTTATCTTTCCAGTCTCCAACTTCTCCGACACCAGCACATCCTTTAGACCAGTCTTTATCCCAATCGGGATTGTCTTTTTTCCATTGATCATACTCTTTCATTGACATATAGAGTTCCTGGGTTTCTCCAGTTTCTTTATGAATTACAGGGTAGGTAGGCATCAGTTCCACTCCAAAGCTTGGGCAACAGTTGGGAATTGTGTAGAGAAAATTTCTTTACACATCTCAGCAATTTCCATGTGCTCTTTTTGAGTACCATTTGCTGAGCGTAATTCTATATAGTGTACCCAAGACCTTACAGATCCCGTCATGTAAATTCTTGTTGGTACAGCCAAAGGAAGCACAAACCGTGAACATTCCTTTGCCACGCCAGCACCAAGCATATCATCATATAGTTCTTGGGCTTCAGCAAACAACATTTTCATTCGTCGCTGGAAAGCAATCACAAGTTCAGGATCAAGATCATCAATAGAGTTCTGACGATTCTTAGTATCTTGACGACGAAGTTCTGGCAAAGGAATCTCTTCAGTCAGAAGATTGGTGTCAGCATATCGTTGAGAAAATTCCTGATATGTAAACGAACGGTGGCGTAAAATTTGAGCTGCCAGACCACGAGTAGTATTAATTTCTAGAGTCATGTGTGCCTGTTCGAAGACACTCCAGTGACCATGTTCAATACAATACTTAAGCAGCCCCGAAATCTTCGGGTTCTCCTGGTTGTTCGGGTTGCTCACCCTCGCTACATACGCCATCGTCTCCTCCGCTTTCGGAGTCACTGTCACTAACTTCACTGACTGATTGTTCAAAGATAGCTGGGTCGATGTTGTATCCAAATCCACGGGTTGCTCGCTCATAGTTTTGTAGGTTTTGACGTAGTTTCTTAATTTCATGACGACGCTTGAGAATTTCAACGTATTGATCATGTGTGTATACTGGGTTATCTAATGCTTTAGTAAGCATTTTAGTAGCCCGCTTTAAAGATGCCATAGAATCTCAGCAGATTTGTTCATATCATAACACAAAAAAAGAGGGGTGTCAACCCCTCAAAATTATTTCATTGCCATTACAAGTTGTGCTTGTTTCAAACGTTTTTCTTTTTGAATTCGTCTACGAATAACTTCCAACCAACTCACTGTGCTACCTCCTGATTCTTACATGGGCGGTAGGCAACACCACGATAAGTATTCTGTGGATGTGCTGGAGCATGAGTTTGTGAATACCACTTTTGATATTCTTCTTTAGGTGTGTCAGTGTTATACTGACAACCACGATATGTTGCTTGTGACATGGGATTTCTCCTTAATTTTTAGGCTAAAGAGCGTTCCTTCGGTTTCCCTACTTCCGTCCCAATGAGGGATGAACGTATAGTATCTATCACATTAATTTTGTATCTTTTGTTACCGAACTACGTATTCCAACCTGTAGTCTAATGCTTGAAGTTGTTCAATAATAATATCACAAGCAATTTTAGGTTCCGAATCACCACAAGTAAATACATCAACTGCCGCTTCTCTTTTTTCTGGCCATGTATGAATACTAATGTGACTTTCGGAAAGCAAACAAATCGCTGTCACCCCCTGAGGTTTGAATTGATGTGACATAGTTTGAAGTACATGTGCCCCACATGCTTCGGCGGCGTTCTCCAATAGATCACAGAGAAAAAACTCGTTGTCCAAGAGAGACAACGAGCATCCGTATAGGTTTAATAAGTAATGCTTTCCCATTTACATCAGCCAAAAATTATCGTTAGTACCTTTACAACATTTTCTAATTTTAATATCATAACCATTTCCCATCAAAAATCTAGCATCAGGAATAGCATCTTTCAAATTAGTATAAAAGAATACTTCGGAATATTTTTTCGTGGATACCGGAGTTCCATTCTTATTAATTCTTCGAAGAACTTTAACATCTTTTGGATCCAATACTTTCCAATATTGAATACAAAATGTATTTTTAGTACTACTTTCCATTAGCGTTTCTTTTTTTCTTCTTTAGGTTTATAACCCCATAATTTTGGGTTTACTCTTCCTTCTGCCTGTTTAAATTCTTTTAAACCTTCACGATATTTATCCCAATAAAAATCAAATATTTCAATCTTATTGTGGGGTATTACTATGTCGTAAACAATTGCTCCATCTATTTCATATGTCACAATGTATGCTGTATAAGGCAAACTTCTATCGTTTGCTAGTTCAGGATCACAATTTTGATGGAGAATCTTCATTAACTACGACCTCCCCATTTAATTTGGGGGAACGCTTCTTCTACACATGCTCTGGTAATTTTATACTTTTTACCAAGAGATTTATCCTTTACCAAGACAAGAAGATTTGCTTCTTCTTCATGAAGACCTTCGAGAAGTTGAATGAAAAGATTTTCTCTAGTGGTTTGGTTAATAGAAGAATTACCTCCTTTAAAAAACAGATACAATTTACGATACTCTTGTTCTAGGACAGTGTGCTCTGTGCCCTTGGGAGCGTCGTTAGGAGTAAATGGAACCTCACCTTCAGGGAGCATGGATACCACACTCTCGTCGAAGTTAATGATGAGTAGAGAACGAAGAGCGGGTGTATTGTACTCGTCTAGTAATTTAATTTTCTCTGCTTTAGTTTTGGCATTGCTCACTTTTTGGAGCACTTCAGAAATTAATAGTTTCATTTTTTAAATGGCGATGAACTACGGAAATAGAATACTTCCATCAAATCATTTAATTGATGTTCCCGAAAGTATTCTAAAGGAACTTGTTTTACAGTTGTATTTAGGTTATTAAATTGATCAAGAATTTTTTGCTCTAGTTCTTCAGGGACATAATCTAAATCAATAAGGGTTCTATTTCTATAGTAATTATCAATTTCAGATTTGGTTTTACAGAACATTGATGGGTCTTGATCAACCCAAACGTTTAACTTTTTTTGGCTAATTGGTTTTTGTCTTTTTTCATTGACAAACGTATCATCTTCGGAAAGAAAATTAGGAATGCCATCTGATTTATCACCTTTAATAATATGTTCCTTGATAAAAGTATACGGATTATCTGATGTGATGTAACTTTTCATCACTGGATTGTATTGAAACACTCCAGGATACTTATGTAGTTGAATAAAATCTTTATCCCCAGAAAGAATTAAAATCTTTTCTTTCGCTTTCTTGTGTCTGCACAATACGGAGATGATATCGTCTGCTTCCGTCCCATATATTTCCATAACTTTGTATGGAAAATATTCTTTAATCTCGTCTCGAATTTTATTCAAAACATCGAAAATAGAATGCCAATCGAGACCAGAACTTTTACGATCTTTTTTTCTATTGTATTTGTAGTATGGGAAAAAATCTTTTCTCCAATAATGCTTACTATCGTAAGCTAATACTACTTCTCCGTATTCGTTTTTATATTGTTTCTCGTAGGAAACTAAACTTCTGAGAACCATATGACGAACCAAATCTTCATTCAATTCATCCTTTTTAAGTTGTGCCATCAAGTTACTAATCATAACTTGATTCATATCAATAATAATCATCCTCTTCTTCTTCCTCCTCTTCGTCAATAAATCTTACTGAGAGTAGCTCTTCGTTAATAACAATTCCGTCGTCATCATACATTTCAGGGTGAAGTTGAGGAGAATTATTTTTGTTGTAAAAATTATAAACAATGTCGTTGATAAACCAACCCGCTATAATTCCAACAATCAAAAATAGAACTACAAAACACGCCATAAAAAAGAGTATTGTAGGTGATTCCATTTAAATTCTCCGAGCGACTTGGTTAGGTTAAATTCCTCCAGGTAAATTCAAATTTAAATAAGAATTGTTTTCTGTGGAGGGTGAATTCTTTAAATATTTGAAGACCATATTTTTTTGGTTCTTTCGCTACCCTCCTGAGCATTAGCTCCACACCTTTATTTATTGGAGTTTCAATATCATTATTCATTTTTTTCTAGAACTTACTAAACCTTTCTCAACAAATAGTTTAACTGTTTCTATCAATCCTCCAATAGGTTCATCATCAACAATTACGTAAGGGAATCCTGATGCTTTTGGATAAAGTTCTTTAAATTCTTCTCTAGTAATATCAGTTCCAACTACAGTCGAATGATAAGGAACTCCAGCTCTTTCCATAAGTTCAATAATTTTAACACAATATCCACAGCCAGGTGATTTATAAATGTGAATGTTCATAATTAATGATTAAAAATGTGTTTGATTTTTCTTTGTTTTGCGTTAAAAGATTCTTTAATTGAAATCCCAACATTAAAAGACATGCTTATTCTATCATCATCGGAATGATTTTGTTCTACGTAATGAGGTAAATAAGAATTAAACAAGACCATTTTTCCTTCTTCTGGTTTAATTTTTTCAGTAATTGTTAATTCTTTATTTTTACTAAAAGCTGGAATAGCAGCATTAGTTTCAAATAAATTTTGGAAAACAATACCACCAGAATTTTCGGGAACTTTAATATAAAAAACTCCAGAAATAGATGATAACGGATGGGTATGAGATAAGTTATATGATCCAGGATAATTTATATTTACCCATATCTCTTTCAACGAAAAACAATAATCATCTTTCAAATTAATATACTTAGAAGTTTGAGTAAATTGATTCCATATACTTTTAAAAATATTGCTTTTAAAAAATAATGGATCATTATTATAATTAAACATTGGACTTTGCCACCCATTTACATTAGATCTTGGTCTTGCTAATAATGGGTAAATAGTCGCCAAAGAATAACAAGAATCAATAAGTTCTTGTTGATAAGAAAATTCTTTGTCTATAGATTCGTAAATAAATGTAGGAAATATATATCTTTCCGATGTCTCTATCATAAGCATGAAAAAACCGCTACTGTATTGTAAGCGGTTTAGAGAATTTTGTCAAGTGCTTAAACTTATTTAAAGTTATAAAGGTTTCCTTTGTGATAAACATACCAATCGATACCCTTGCCCATGGTATCACCATCACAATAGATATCTTCGCCATTATATTCCATACCGCTAACAACAGTCCAAGACTCAGCAACTTCGGTAAGGTTGACAATCAATTTAGCGGGATCAAATTCTTCGCCATCAGGCAATTCAAACTCACCAACATACCCACCACGCTCATATGAATTGTAAACAATCCACACACCATCCGAATCTTCTAATTCATAATGAATACAAGCAATGGCATTCCCTGAATCTTCTTCGTAATGTACAGAATTTTCAATATCTTCTGCCGTGTAATAAGTCAAAGCAGAAAGTGGCTTGACCCAGATTTGAGTATCCTCATCATCTTCTAGGCAGACACCAATGTTCTGGTCATCTACATCAGGACCCCAACAGAGACACCCATCAGTAATTTCATCCCATGTAGGGAGATCTTTTTCAGGATCATTCCAGTCACGATCAGTTTCTTCAGCAATAAGATCTTGATCAAATTCAATCTTACCGTCTTCGTCAAAAGTAAAATACTTATCGACTTGTTCTTGAGTTAATTGGACTGCTCCAAGCTCATTAAAATATGTTCTGGCAAAAGAATCTTCGCCAGAGCTGACCCAGATTTTGTAGGTTGCCATAGGTTTCAAAAATTACTCTGCCATTGTACGTGGTTTTCTTGGGTTTGTCAAGAGGAACAGCAAATTACAAGCACAAAAAAAGGAGTCCCGAAGGACTCCCAGAAACGCCAAGATACGTATCAACCAATAGAAGGAGCAGTAAGAGCAACTTCAGTAGTAGAAGCAGCAGCGAGGTCAAGAGGGAAGTTGTGAGCGTTACGCTCGTGCATCACTTCCATCCCCAGACCACCACGATTCAGAATGTCTGCCCAAGTAGGAATGACACGGTTCTGGCTGTCAACAATCGACTGGTTGAAGTTGAAGCCGTTCAGGTTGAATGCCATGGTGCTTACCCCAAGAGCAGTAAACCAGATACCAACCACTGGCCAAGCAGCCAGGAAGAAGTGTAGTGAACGTGAGTTATTGAAGGAAGCATATTGGAAGATAAGGCGACCAAAATAACCATGAGCAGCTACAATGTTGTAGGTTTCTTCTTCTTGTCCGAACTTGTAACCGTAGTTCTGTGACTCAGTTTCTGTCGTCTCACGTACAAGACTAGAGGTGACAAGAGATCCGTGCATAGCAGAGAAAAGAGAACCACCGAAGACACCAGCAACTCCCAGCATATGGAAAGGGTGCATAAGAATGTTGTGTTCTGCCTGGAAAACAAGCATGTAGTTGAAAGTTCCCGAAATCCCCAGAGGCATAGCGTCAGAGAAGGATCCTTGACCGAAGGGATAGACCAGAAACACTGCGCTAGCAGCAGCAACGGGTGCTGAGTAGGCAACACAAATCCAAGGACGCATACCCAGTCGGTAAGATAGTTCCCATTCACGACCCATGTAGGCATAGATACCAATCAGAAAGTGGAATACGACCAATTGGAATGGTCCACCGTTATATAGCCATTCGTCAAGCGAATTGGCTTCCCAGATGGGATAGAAGTGAAGTCCGATAGCGTTGCTAGAAGGAACAACAGCACCAGAAATGATGTTGTTTCCATACATTAGAGAACCAGCAACTGGTTCACGGATGCCGTCGATATCGACAGGAGGAGCAGCGATAAAAGCAACAATGAAACAAATAGTAGCAGCGAGAAGTGTTGGAATCATTAGAGTTCCAAACCAACCAACGTAAAGACGATTGTTGGTAGAAGTCACCCACTCACAGAATTGTTCCCAAGTGTTACTTCCACGCTGTTGAGCGAGGGTAGCAGTCATAGTTTTAAAAGAACGTAAAGGTTTATTAAAAAGTATGTGAAGGAATGTTAAGCTCCCTCACCGACTTATTTATAATACAACCTTTTATTTAGGAAGTCAATGGGTATTAGTACCTACAATAGTCAGGAAGTGCTGACATTAAGATCCCTTATGGGAGGACATCACTTGGGCATAAATAACTTTAAGAATAAATACGCCCCTCTCAGTTAGTGTAATGGCAGATCGTTTTCCCCTTATAGTTAATGCTATCTCAAAAAAGATTGAAGAGTTAGTATCTGGAGACAACTTAAACTTAACTGGTAATGGTTTATCAATAGATGGTGATACTGGCGTTAGTGGCGAGTACTTGAAAAGCACTGGTACTGGATTAGTTTGGGATAGTCCCGGTGATGTATATTTAACTGCTACACAAACACTAACTAATAAAACTTTAACGAGTTGTACTATTTCAGGTAGTGCTAATATTTTTTCAAATATTCCAAACACTGCTCTGGTTAATTCGGGAATTAATGTAAACGGAGTTTCTATTCCTCTTGGTGGTTCGGTAACAACACCAGATAATAATACAACATATAGCATTTCTGCTACTGATGGTTTATCAGCATCACAAAAAATTATTAGATTAACATCAGGTGGTAATGCTGGGTCTGGTGTCACCGATGATGTATCATTAGTAGCTGGAAGCAATGTAACATTATCTAGAACTGACGATGCTATTACTATCAACTCCAGTTTCGTTGATACAGATACAGTAACTCGTATTCAATCTGCTTCTGGTGGTTCATTAGTATCTGGTGATGTTACCATCGCTGCTACTGGTTCTTCAACAGTTTCTCAGTCAGGAAATATTATTACAATTTCCTCTACGTTTACAGATACTATTACCAGATTGAGAGCTGGAACTGGACAAACTCTAGCTTCTGGAGATTTCACTTTCCTTCAAGGTGGTGCATCGACAGTCACACAAGACGGCGGAAATATTACCATTTCTTCTCAGGATACTATCACTCGTGTGAGGGGTGGTTCAACATCAAATTATAACACAGGTGACGTTACGATTGTGGGTGCTGGTTCAACCACAGTATCACAAACAGATTCAACAATTACAGTTACTTCAGTAGATACCAACACAGTAACTCGTTTAAGAGGTACGGTTAGCGGAAGTTTTGTATCTGGTGACGTAACATTTACTTCTACTGGATCAGCTACAGTATCACAATCTGGCAGCACAATCAACATTTCAGCTGTAGACACAAATACTACGTACACTGCTGATACTAATGGTGGTATCACACTTTCATCTACAGCTTTTTCATTAAAAAATTCCAACAACTTTACTGATTCTCGTGTTATCAAATGGGATAACTCAAACAAACAGTTCACTAATAGTATCATCACAGATGACGGCTCTACAGTAACCATCGGTGGTGATTTTATTGTATCTGGTACAACGACAACTTTAAATACCCAAACTTTAAACGTTGCCGACAACGAAATTGAACTAAGAAGAGGCAACAACCTTGTAGGTTCTGATGGTGGTATACGTGTAAACAGAACTACTAATTCTTCTGGAGTAGTTCAAACATTTGCTTCACTACAATGGTTTGAGTCAGGTGGATTCTGGAGATATTTTGATGGTTCAGTTTCTAGAAGATTTGTAACAGAAACCGAAGTTCAAACTCTAACAAACAAAACTCTAACTTCCCCAATTCTTTCCAACCCAACTTTAGGTATTGCCACTGCCACCACTATTAATGGATTGGCAATTACAACCACAGCATCTGGCACACTTACTATTGCCAACTCAAAAACTTTAACTGCCAGCAACACAGTAACATTCTCTGGAACAGATGGTTCTAACGTTAACTTCCGTACTGGTGGTAACATTGCTTACACAGCAGATACTTTGGCAGTGTTTGCTACCACAACCTCAACTCAGTTAAGAGGTATCATTTCTGATAGTAGTGGAACAGGCGTTTTACTATTCAACCAGAACCCAAACTTTGTTGATAGCATCGGCACTTCAAGTACATCGTTTGCTTTACTAAACTCAACAGCAACTACAGTTAATGCTTTTGGTGTTGCTACAGCAATCACTTTAGGTGCTAATGGAACAGGAACAACAACAATTCGCCATGGTTTAAGTGTAGCTAAGAACGTCACTTTAAACTCAATTGTTGGTGACACACTAACCGTTAATGGCACGGTTGACTTTGTAAACGCTGACGTTACTATTCGTGGAACGAGTGTTAACCCATTCCGTATTGGTAGAGGTGGAAACGCTATTGCTTCCAACACCAGAGTTGGTTTCAATGCTCTACAAACAAACTCAACAGGCAGTCAGAACACTGCTGTAGGTTTTGAAGCATCATCAACTCTAAGCTCTGGTGCTTCAAATACATCGTATGGTTATAGAGCACTTAGAAATGCCAACACTGGTTCTGGTAACACAGCAGTTGGTAGAGATTCAATGCTCAACTTACTTGTTGGTGGCAAAAATACTGCTGTTGGTTCTAATGCGTTGGGCGAAAATCAAAGTGGCAATGCTAACGTTTGTATTGGACACTTTGCTGGTTATAACTGCCTAGGAACAGGTAACGTTTTAATCGGTCCTGCTGATGATGAGAATAGCACTAACGCTACATATCAACCACCATCAATCTCTGGTGATAGACAATTAGTAATTGGTTCTGGAACAGAAACGTGGGTTCGTGGAGATAATAACTTTGACGTTACTGTACCAAGAAACTTTAACGTTGGTGGTAATTTTGTATTGAGTGGCAATTTAACTGTAAACGGAACAACCACAACAATTAATTCTTCGGTTCTTTCGGTAGATGACAAGACCATTGAAATTGGTGCTATTGTTAACACAACTTTTGTTGCTACTGTTACAAACAATAGTGCTAACATTTCTGGTATCACGCCAACTGCTGGATTAATTCCTGGCATTGAAGTTAGCATTACAACTGCTGGTGTTAGCGTTCCTGCTGGCACCACAATTGTTTCAATCAGTGGTAATTCAGCAACCCTATCGAACAATGTTACTGGTTCATCTGGTGCTGCTACATTCAATGCTGTTGGTCCTTCAGATCTATCAGCAAACAATGGTGGTATTGTTCTCAAAGGAACTACAGATAAGTCAATCACATGGTCTGACACTACAGATGCTTGGACATCAACAGAACATTTTGACTTAGCATCTGGCAAGCAGTACAGACTTGGTAACGTACTAATTGCTAGCAGTTCTCAGATTGGTCCTTCAACTGGAACATTTAGTTTAGGTGGTGGTGTTACTGCTTCTAGCTTGACTTCTGTTGGTACTCTTTCATCACTCACAGTATCTGGAAGTATTTCTATTGGATCTGTGCCTTCAGCAAATACTGATAATGCTAACCTACCTGTATTATTCAGAACTTCGACTGGAATTATTGATGGTGGATCTGGTTTAACATATAATCCAGCAGGAGATCAACTTCTTGTAAATGGATTGAGTATTACCAGTACATCTATTTACGGAAATGGGAATTCACTTTCTCTAACAACTCAAAATGGCAATGGTACTATTCAACTTGAGATTAGCAACATTGAAATAAAAAGTAAATCTAATTTCTTACCACAAGCAGACAATACATATAATCTCGGTTCTTCATCATTCCGTTGGGCAAACATCTACTCTGCTGACCTTCAACTTTCCAACGAAGGTAGTGCTAATGATGTTGATGGAACTTGGGGACAATACACAGTACAAGAAGGAGAAGAAGACCTCTTCCTAATAAATAGAAGGAACGGCAAAAAGTATAAGTTCGTTCTCCAGGAGGTAGGTTAATGCCAATTATTGTAGGCAATTTAACTACAGGAACTGTTAAAAAATCAGACAGGTTAAAAATACCAGCAGGAACTTCAGACCCAACAACAAACCTCGCTACTGGAGATTTCTATTATAATAGTTCCACTCAAAAATATAGAGTATATAATGGAACCACCTGGGGCGATGCGTAATTTAACGGAGTAATTAAATGGCACCAATCATTGTAGGTAGTGGCGGCACTGGATTTGAAGGAAAATCTGATCGTATAGGATTGCCTGTAGGAACTTCTGATCCATCATCCCCTTCCGCAGGAGAAATATATTTCAACAGTTCTACCAATAAAATAAGACAATATAATGGAACTGCTTGGGCAGATTTCACATCTTCTACTGGGTTATCATTTAGTGTTACTGA